TTGAGAAGATTGATAAGCCCCTATAGTTTCAATAGAAGCAGTAGAAATAGCCGAACCACTCCTTTCCCATTGCATAGTTATATAACTAGCGGAAGTTGAATCTCCATTGAAATCTATTCCAACATCGCCCGAAATACCAAGAGTGCTTAGTTCTGAAGCCTGTCCTAAAATTAAAATATGATTATATGCTTGAGTAATTCCTGTAAAATTAGCTTGTCCAGAACCACTAAATTCTCCTATTTTATTAAAAAATGTTTCAACACTATGAACAACACAAGCACTTGCAATAGCAGAGCCAGTTGCATTAAGAATAAAACTTCCCGCCACAGCTATAGAAGCACTTGTTTCACTTAAAACGGAGGCCAATAATATAGGAACAGTCATAGCCCAAGCATCAATCATAGTCATATTGCTATCGGTAGGCCCATCTAAAGTTATACGATAATCTTCAAAACTTTGATCTAAATCAACACCTTCGTTAAATGTAGCTAAACCTAAATTTGTTGTTGACATATATATTTTTCCTTTTAATATTTTATACCACAATAGAAATTGGGTTTGATAATAAATTATAAATATCTTCGATGGTTAAAAAGGGCATACCCAAACTAATGATATAATCTATCAGCGCATAGAAATTAGCAGCAGTTATATCACCCGGTATAGTGTGGATCAAAATTCCAACATTACGCCCGTAAGTAACTGCCTCATCAACATACGCTTTCAGCGTTGCCAACGAATTAGAAATATCAACCGCCACGTTAATTTGAAGTACATAGCGATCATCGAAATACGCATCGAGACATGGCGAATTCATAGTGCAACCACGCGCTGTCAATGTACCCGCCGCGATTGCGGCGGCAATAACTGTATCATTGTAAAAACAACCCGGATAGGCAAGATGATTAGAATTTCTAGTCAATCCCCATCCATCAAGATCGGTTTTACCCGCCAATATTTCAATAGTTGCATCTGCTTGACTGAGCGTAGTTAAATAAGTGTGATTTCTAGAATGATTACCAATTGCCCATCCAGCAGCATCCATCTCTAATAATTGCGTATTAGTTATATAAGACGCTGTATTTACATACCCGGTTCGTACATAGAATGTTCCGCGCGCATTCCTATTTTTCATATATTGATAAGCAATATTATAAACACTAGCATCTGCATCATCAAACATTATCGTACAAGTTGGCGTTTGACCAACCAGACCAGATAGAAGATTATCGAATGACACATTTATTTGTGTTCCTCCCTGTGGTGTTATTCGTACCCACATACGGTCAAAATTAGCACTCCAAGATGCATTCCCTGACCAAGAACTCGGCAATATATCAAATACATTCCATCCAGACTTGAGCGCCCTATATGCACCATTCAGCACAGTTTCTTGATACGTACCCAACCCCGCATTAGTATAAAATTGAACAACTAAGACGCTAAAATTGGCTATATCAGCCGGATACAAATAATAATATAGCCGCATATGTGGGGCGGCTCCTCCGAAGTTGATGGATGATCCGAATACTTTTTGAATAACCCCGTGAACAGCCAAGCCATTTGTAATCTTGATTGATTGGATTCCGGTTCTAAATTCTCCCGCAGTAGTATTAGCGGTTGCAGTACCTAAAATTGCTGTCCAATCACCGATAGTTTCAAAACCCTCAAATAAATTGCCTTGATTTGTCAATAGATATTGAGGCAAATTAACATAATGTTGCGGAATTGGAATTACTAAATTTTGAATACTTGCATTTATTCCAATAGGATATGAAGTTCCTGTCGGATCAACAGATGGTAAAGTTGTGTCTAACGTATTTAAATATGAAAGTGATAAAGAATTCAAATCACTACATAATAATGGATCATAATACAATAATAATCCTCGTCTAACAACGTGAGATTCAGAATAAATACTTACTGATTCCGATTGTTCTAGAGGATAGTTTAATGAAGTTAATAAAATATTAAAAAGAGATGCATTTATTCCTGTTGGATACAAAATCCCTGTTGGATCAGTAGCAGGATAAGTATTAACGATAGTATTCAAACTACTAAGTGTAGAAGAACCTAAATCACTAACAAACAAAGGATCATAATACAATAGGAGTCCTTTTCTAACTATTCTATTTTCATTATAAACATATGTATTTCTGGAAACTTCGATTGGATCAGGATCGGACATTAACTCAATCCTTTTAGTACAGTTAAGATTCCTTGAGCCGGATAAATCGTATTTCCATTAGCAAAATTTATAGAAGGCTGGTGGGTGTACTTCCCGGCAAGATTAGCGGTATCAGTAGGCGATAATAATATAGAAAACATTCCTGCTGCTATTACACTTCCTGTTTTTCTTAATACTGTAAAATCAGTTCCATATGCAGCAAGATACCATTTACAAGTTGCAGTACTTAAATCTATTGGTGATCCTGATTGGCTGGTACACGAAAATTTGATTGTATAACTTGTCCCGGCGATAAAGGATATGTCTGATAAACTATTTAAATTTGAAAAAGTTGTTGTTAAGGTCATATTTTAATCTCCTTTAAGTTAAACCCACGTATTCTACGCTCATCGAATCTCCCGCTACAACAGATTCATAAAAACTAAAAGAACGCACATCTGGATTTTCACTAAAATTAATACTTTGTCTTTGCATAAGTCCATTCAAATAAACTCTTAAAGAATTTACAAGAAATGAACCCGATACATAAAAATAACTACCAGCCGTAATAACTTGTGAGGTCAAATCCTCATAGGTTATGACATTAGAACCAGGGGCTAGGCCAGCCCCTCCAATATAAATGCCTTTTCTAAAAAATATAGCCCCTCCCCCTGCCATAGATAAATCCCCATCTACACCAATATTACTACCAGAAATATATGTGGCATCTCTTAATGTCGCTCCATGTTGATCTAATTGAAAATTAGTTACTCCTGTTGAAACATTAGTGTTGGTTATACTTAAAGTATTATTGGCATTTATTTCTCCTACAACATTCTCTGCAATAACCCCATAAGTAGTAGCACCATCAGGGGCAATTACATTTCCAACTATTGTTGGTTTAGTATTTAACCAATCATTCCAAGTTGAAGAATTAAAACTAGAATTTGAATTACCTGAAAAATTTTGTCCAAATAAATCAGTGAATATAAAACTAGAATCATCTAATCTTTTACGATTGCTTAAAACAATTGCAAATTGTTCAGGATCATCGAAACTATAATCATATTCCAAAAGAACGGCATCAATAAAATATCCCCTACCTGAATCTATAGTAACCTGACTTCCAAGTTCCAGTTGATCTATAAAAGGTTGATATTCTTTTAATGCAAGAAAATTAACAGAATCTATTATAATTTGGTATCTTGGAATTGCTGCCCTACCTAAAACTTCTATAGCCGAATTATATAATTGTTGAGATTGGGCTTGAATTTCAGCATAAGTCATAGTATCCGTAGTAATAATATTATCGTTTTTATAAACGTTTTCAAAAATAAAATTATTAAGTTCCAACACCTGAGCATTCGTAAAATTGTTTGTATTAGTAAATGCCAAATCATTATTCACAAAAGTTACTACATTTATCAAGTTTGTTATAGCCGCATTAGTAATTCCAATTTGCAAATTATAATAAGATATTTGTTGTTCGTCGGCAACTATTTGAGCATCTATCTCTGTTGTATCCAATCCCCCCGCTATTCTTACTGCCCTTACCTGTTGATCAGCCGAAAGATTAGTTTGCCATTGTACTAATGATGATTGTTGATCAAGAAGTTGAGAATTATAAGCAGCAAGATAAAATAAATAATCATCATAAATTGATATATAAGAATTTACTTTAGTTTCCCAAGCATTAATAGCATTGATTAATGATTGACTCATCCAGTCGGTTGTTTTATAATAAGTGAAATTATAAATTACATTTGTGCCTAACGGGTTTACGTCTCGAATTGTTAAATTATTCCCGCCATAGCAATAAAAAGCAGTTGATATTTCATTTGTAATTTCTTTATATTGTGTATTTTTTAACAAGTTTTCAAAAGATAAAAATATAATCGTTGGTGTTATTGCTTGAGAAGACGGAATAACGGATATTATTTTATTTGTATAATCAAATACAAACACACAATTATAAGCAACCGAAACATCGGTTGTCAAGAATTGATATATATTTGTATCAGAAACATTAAAAGTTCTATACATATTAATCAAACTACTATCAATGTTTCCTATTGTCCAATTCGGAATCAATGATATAATTGTTCCTAACAAATTTGGGCTTCCGGTTGTAATTATGGTGTCATAAAATTTAAATGTTCCTGAAAATAAATTCAACTTTTTGAAAACTAATTCGGAATCTATGGATAAAGCAGTAACAGTTTTTATAGGAACAGAACCATCAAAATCATCTTGTACATCAGATATAATAAAATATCCTATATTTTCTACTAAGATAATTCTTTTGCCTTCAATATAATCAAATGCATCTAATGCTATATCACCAATAAACTTGGGGTAACTAAAAGAAATTTCTGATTGTGCATTCCACTTAAGTTTTATCGAAGTAGCATAACAAGCATCAAGAGAATATATTTGCACAAGATCAGGATTGCAAAGGGTCACGCTAGGTTTTTCTTGTATCTGAAAAAGATCAAATGAACTTGAAGCCATAGAATTATCCTCCCAATCTACGTGCAAATTGATAAGTTAGAGTCATCTGTGATATACCACCAGTAACAGAAAGAATATTGATACCAGGAGCAAAACGTAAAAAGTGTTTATTGAAAACAGACAATCTTGGTATCAATAAAGAAGATGTAACAATTCCTAAATCATTATTGATAGTTATTACTTCGTTAGGAGATAATCCGCTAAATAAAAATTCTCTATTGTTGTCTGATGTATTGATAATACTTAAAGCACTTCCACTTGCACTCATTCTGAATGTCATTTCTGGATATAAATAACCAGCGTAATGACTATCGTTGTTGATAACTATTTGAGAACCAGATGGAGGGGATGTATAATTGTATATAGTTTGGCGTGGATAAGTCCAAGCAAATTGAGAATCCATCGTGCAAACACCTTGAACACCGTAAATAATATTTCCTGCACGAATTATAGTGGGTTCAGTAAAAATACAATTCATGAAGAAGGAATCCATGTCTGGTTCTATAATGGCTAATGATTGATAATTTAATCTACCAAATAACCATCTTTGTATATAACTTAAATCAACAGCACTTATTTCATCGGGAGAAAAAAAAGATATTGGAAAAGACATTTTTTGCGTATATTTTATACCATAAAAGAACGGAATCGGACGCCTCAAAACAAACTGGTCGATTATTTCAACCCCTCCACTTCCAGGATTTGTTGTTGTTCCTCCAGAATCTATACTTGCAATTTGAAGATTATAAAGTTCACTGACCTCTCCTGCATAATTAAAACTTTTCGCATAGAAACTCATATTTTTATTTCCTCCTTATTCCAAATTAGGCCAATTTGGAAAATTTATTTTTGCACATGTTCCGTATAGTTTTAAAATTTCCAAATCACAAGCGCGGGCTGCTTCAATTTCGGTATTAAACGTTCCAATATGAATTGTTTTTTTATCAAAATAAACAGCAGCCACCCATCTTTTTCCTCGTTTATGAACTCCCTTATATTTATTTTTTTGCATAGTATTTCTTTTTATTTTTTTATTTTTAACAAATTCTATTGAAAAATTTGTTATAGCTTGATCTCCTAATAATTCTATTACTTTTTTGTCATAGGCGATTGCCGCATCTTCCTCTTTGTCATAAATCCCTAAGTACATACGAATTTTATTCACCGTAATGTTAGCAATAAATTTATTTTCTTGTTTATGTACTCCAACATATTTACTAGTTATACTATCTATTTTGCTGCTAATTCCCAATCTTGACATTAAACCCATATGAGATTTAGAATTTTTTTCTTTTGTTTCTTTTGTTTGTTTTTTGCCTTTATTAGCAATTGATATTTTATTTTTAGATTCCTCGGACATTAATCTATTTTTAGCATTTTGATTACCTTTTTGAGATTCAGACATTTTTTGTTTAGTTTCGTCTGAATGTTTTCTACCAACCCAATCAGTATTTCCTTTTTTGGCTTCAGAAATTTTTCTTTTTCCTTCTTCAGACATTTTATGACCAAATCCCGCTTCTCCACCCCTACTTAAATTATATCCCTCTCCATCTGTGTGAAAAGTATTATAGTATGCAATCCAATATATTTCCATTAATTTGAGCAATTCTTTATCTAGCGGCAATTCTTGAATAATATAATATTTAAAATTTTCTTTTCCATATTTATTATAAGACCTTTGTAAATAATTATTCTCATGTTTATTTCTTCTTAATATATTTTGATGTCTATTCCATCTTTTATATATATTAAATGCCCGTCCAATATATTTTTTTTCATTTATTATATTTTCAATACAATAAATTCCACTAATTTTTTCCATTTTTTCCTCCATTCTCCAATAAAATTGAAAGAATGGGAAGTGTGGAGTCACTTATCAAATGAGTAGCTAATTCATCCTATCCCATTCTTTTAACTTATATATTAGGTTGAAAATACTTGTGCGCCTCTTGTATATCCTCTTCTTAGAAGTGCGCCATTTATTTTTCCAATAACACTATTAGTAATTCTGTCTAAATCACCGATTACATCTTTATCAACATTGCCTTGAACATTAATTAAATTATCAATATGTAAATTTACCCCTTTTCCATCCCCACTATTCATAGCATTTGCTAATTGTGGTAAGCGAACCTGCATAATTCCAAACATATCTCTTTCGTTCAATACCCGTTCGCCCATCATTAATTCAGCAAATACCGTTCCCGTAGGAGTGTCATATCCACCAGCAGGGCCAGATTCTAATCCTGTATGATGTGCCTCGGATTTTTTAGGCTTTGTGTCATATTTACTTTTACCATATAGAGCATCGGCTAAACTCTTATATTTAGCAAGTGCTTTATAAGCTTCATTCCATGCTCTTGTAATATCAGCATCGATTCCAGTTCCATATATTTTATTCCATGCAATTAATTTATTATAAAGTTCAGGTGCTTTTGCAACCATCATCTTTATAGCATCTTGAGCAACTAAACCAGATTTGCTAAGATAATCATTGATGACTTCAATTTGTTTGTCAATTAGTTCATTCTGTTTATCAATGAGATCAATTTGTCCTTGAAGATTTTCTTTTTGTTTATTGATATTAGTTTCATATAAACTATATTCTTTATCAAGTGCTTTTTCTTGTTCGTCTACAGAATGTTGACGCTGAGTCTTGGCTAAATCTTCTAATTCTTTGCCCAAATCACTTTGTAATTCTAATTGCCTAGCTTTTGATTCTTCGGATGTATCTAATGCTAATACAGCAAGTTCATTTTGAATTTGAGCAATTGATTTATTTTTACCTTCAATTTCTTCTTGATAACTAAGTTCTTCTTCTTGAGTTCGAATAATATCTTTTCTTGCATCAATAATATCTCGATATTTATCAAGTTGAGTATCAAGAGCTTTTTGTTGATCTTTTAAATGTTCTTGTTCGAGTTTATTGGCATCTTGTTTTGCTTTAAGAAGATCAATTTCTGCTTTTTTTTGTTCTTTTATTAAATCAATAATTTGAGCAAGTAATTTAGCAGCACTAATTTGTTCTTCTTGTTTAGCCCCGCCGCCTCCACCGCCGCCTCCTCCCCCACTACTGCCCGGAGGAACATAACCAGGATAATTTTTACGCTCTGGCTGAACGCCAGCACCAGCCGTAGCGGTAGCAGTAGCACCCCCTGCCGTTTGATAAACCGTAGTAACGACAATTGTAGCATCATATCTAGTAGCAGTACGTAACAATGCCGCTCGTAAATTCTCAACTATTGCTGTAGCATTTGCTCCGCCATTCGCAACATCCGCCTCCAATTGAGATATAGCTGCATCCACTGCCGTAACCGCACTAGCAGTAGCATTTGACATTAATCCCCAAGCTTGCGCTAAACCCGTTACCACTCCTAATGCCGCCGCTTGTGCCGCAGGCCCAAGATTTGCTAATTCTATTCTTTGAATCATCAAATTGATAATAGCAATTTGAGTAGATTTTTCATAAGCTTGTGCTAATTTATAAAGCCCATATTCTGTATTATCTAACTCAAATTGTAAATCGCCTAATTGTGTTTGTTGTTCGGTTGTAACAGGTTGCTTAGAAACATTTTCAATGGCAGTACGTAATTCTTCTGTTTTTTTAATTGCGGCATCTTGTTGTTCTTTGTAATTATCATAAGCATTGCCAAAAGAATCTTGAATTATTGTTCCTATATCCCCAAAAGCATCTTTTATTTGATCTGCTGTCATTTCGGCAGATTTACCAAATTCCTTTATATTATCTAATTCGCCCTTATCCCAAAAACGAGGAGGATCAATTTTAGCTATTTCATTTAATAAATTTTTATATCTCTTGGTTTCTATTTCTATATTTTGGGCAGCTTCTTTTTCTTCCAACAATTGATTATATTGTTTTTGTAATAATCCCCCAATATCGCCCTCTTTAATAATTCTATTAGCCAAAATATCCATATATTCTTCTAGATTTTTTGCATCAGGGACATTGGTTTTACCACGCGTTGCGGCAGATTGTATTTCTATAGGAATCGGTCTAGGTTTATATAAAGTATCTAATGCTTCTTTATAAGCCTTTATATTAGCGGGATTATTTAAAAAATTTTTAGCTTGTTCTGCTGCTTGTAATTTCAACCATTCAATATTTTTCTGAATAGCGATAGAATTTCCATTTATAGCGGCACTATAAAGATCAATTCCGGCTTTTGAAGCACCATATTTTACAGTAATAATGGTTTGTAAATCAAGAAGCCTAGCATTATCTTCCGCACTTCTGTTTTGTTTGTTAGCTAATGCATCATATTCGGTTGCTAAACCTTCTAATTCGCTTTTATTAGATTCTGCCTGTACCTTTAATTTTTCAAAATTATTGTAAGTATCTACAACTGATACATTGAGTTTATTAAATACTGCAATAAGACCAACAATTGCTATTCCTAATATTCCACCCGATAATGCTGTCGCTAGTGCTGTCGCCGCCCCTGTCGCAACTCCCATTGCAAGAGCCATTACATAAATTGATTGGGTAAAAACTGGAATAATGAACATTACTTTAGCAGCCATTACTGTTGCAAAAAGAACAATGGCAATATTAACCAATCCGAATTTATCTACAAGATTTACTAAAGCCGTTCCAAAATCTATAAATGATTTAATTTGTCCACTAGTTGCTGTTCCAGAAACTAATTTTTGCCATGTTGCAGTAAATTTATTAGCGGCAGCTTCTAAACCTTGTAAGAAAATTTGGTATCTTTGAGCAGCAAGGCCACCAGAATCTTGTTCTATTGCTAATGCTTTGGTTACTTGTGACCAATTTTGCATTAGCGTTAAAAACTGAGGCATCTGCCGGATTCCCGCCACAGTTCCCGCAATCATATTTTGTTGCTTTTGAGATAGAGTATCCCACTTACCTGCTAATTCAGCTAATACATCCCCCATTGGCCTAAATGTATCATCCGTTGCCATTAGGCTTATATTTACAGTATCTAACGCTTGAGCAACTTGGTTTATGGTAGTAGCATCATCTTCAAATGCTTTACCAACTTTAATCTGTTCCATTCGGGTCAACATTGTCTTAAATGATTGACCTATTGTTTCCACTCTGTTACTTTTATGACCATAAAAATATTATGGCGGAATTACTTCTTCTTTAAAGTGTCTTTACACTTGAGTAATTCTCACACGTTTTATTTAGGCTATTGCGTGTGGTCAGACTGTTCCACCTCCATCATAAATGGAGTTCTCTTGTTCCAGTCGTTAACGGTGAAATATAATCATTTCTTTTTAAAATTTATTAAAATGATTATATTTCTTCCGCTTCGTTGCCCTGCCTATAGGGTTTTCGAACCATCTTTCTATTATGGATATAGAAAGAATCATTAAAGAGAATTTTCATTGTGGGTTATTTATTATACCACAATGCGCCAAAATTGTTAATAGCGGACATTCTTGTAACCGAACTCACTACAGTAATATATGCTGCCAATTGGTCAAAGCTGACTCCTGCTTGATTTGCTACAGCCGCACTATATTGCATTGCAGTAGAAATTTCAGCAACACTAGTCGCATACGCATTATCTAATGATCACTCTGTTACTTTTTATAACCATATTAAAACATATGGCGATCAAGTATTTCTACTTGATTCTGCAATTTACTATATTCGCATTATAGTTGCAGTTCAGACTGTATATTCATCCTAAAAAGGATGGGTGACTTCAACATAAATATCGCTATTTATGTCCCGCAGTCGTTAGGGATTTTTAACTTTTTATAAAAATTTGGAAAACAAAATTCAATCTTAATATTTTTATAAAAAGTTAAATCTTTCCTCGGGTCTTATCCTTTGCGAATAGGACTTTAACCGATATAGTCACCTTCTAGAATTATTATTCTATCACAAATTCATAAATTTGTCAATAGAACAATAATTCCCATATATTACTATATGTTCTGGCAAAATATTTACCAGCTTATCAACTACTGTTGCTGCATCTTCTGCGCTAAGTTTAAAACCATTCAAGGTACTAGTCATTAATTCTGTTGCTTGAGCAGCTTCTATATTACCTAACTTACTCATCATTGTAACAGACCTCATTAACTCCCCTGTTTCTGCTACAGTCTTGCCTTGCCTACTGTTTTATTACTTTCAAAGTCCGTTATTCTTTGAAAGATTCTGTTTTAGTATTTAAACAGATTTTCTCATGGTTTCCTATGAGCATAGACTATATCTTCAATCTTAAAAATAAAATTGTTCTCCGTTTCCACTCACTTGAGTGTAAAATAGTCGTTGAGCCTTTATCCTATTAGGATACTTGGTTGCGGATTGTCCAATATTATTCTTTTTTACTATATCAAACACATTACTGTTTGCCCTTATTTATATTGCTATAATAAGTTAGTAGAATAATCTCTAAGGATTTTCCCGACAATTAAGAGAATTTATAGTGATCTATTTAATTAAACCACTCCAAACTACCTTTTGCAACTTCAAGCGTTGTAGTACCCAATGCAATTGCTAAATCAGTATATTGTGATGTTAAAGCTCCTGTTTGAGCAGCATTCATTCCTGTTACAACAGCAATATTGGTTAGTTCTTTATTTAAATCTTTTATATATTGAATGCCTTCACTGATTTTACGCATTGACCCATAAATAAGCATAGTGCCAGCACCCCAAAGAAGAATTTTTTTAATAGCAATTTCCATCATTGAGACGAAATTATAACCCTGTTTGTTGGCACTCATTGTTGATTGATTATATTGTTGTACCGTGTTATTAAGATTTCTTAAAGCTAAATCATATTCTTGCGATCTAATAGTTCCTGCTCTATATTGTTGAAGAGAAGCCTCAGTTAAAGCTAATTGTTGTTGTACTCCGCCTGATTTAAATGCATCAGCATTTTTTATTTTCAACGTTTCAAGATTTTGTACTTGTTTAGCATAATTATCTTGTATTGCTGTAGCTTTTTTCTTTTCGTTAGTAATTTGTGTATCTTGCCACTTAGCTTCTTGTTGAATAATACCCATTTTAGTTGCTTGGGCTTTCTTATCAAACTCAGCATTTTGAGCAGCAGCCGTTTCTTGCATTCTTGCATATTTTTCGTATGCAATTCTAGATTTATCAATATTTTGAGTTGCCGTACTTTGAGCTAAAACCCAACCTTCTACTCCTTCGCGTACCTCAAAGGTCGCTGTTTTTACTAACCCAAGTTGATTTTTATAATCAACTATACCTCTGGTAGCAACTCCCTCTTCGTTTTGAAAAACTCTTATTTTGCTTATTTCAGCCATATCGGTTTTCAAACTCATAAACGCAGCCCTGACAGACTGGATAGCAACATTATTAGAATTTTCATCTATTAATGTAAGTTTTTTCCCGGTACTGCCTTGCATCATTGTTTGCTGAACTTTATTTAATTGAGTCTGTAAATCAGCAGGATCAATTACAGCCTTGACTAAAATTGTATATCTACTTTCAGCCATACATTTTGCCTCCTTTTCCTCTTTTTAAAAAGAGGCTAAATTAAAAATCAAACATATTATCAATAATTTCTTCAGTATGATCTTTTGAATAATCTAATGTTGTTTTTGGATCAGAATGATGTAAAAATACTTGAACTTGTTCTAATGTAAATTTCTTTGGTAATCCAGTTAATTTATCTATAATACGAGGGTCTAATCCTTGTAACATACATTCTGTCCTTGAATGGCGATAGGAATGTGGATAAATATTGATTTCTTTCCCCTCTAATTCACTTAAAACTTTCCTTATTCTCATGACCATCTCATATAAATTCTCATAAGATGATTCTCGCCTATATCCATTTTTACCAACTATCCATAAAGAATCAATGTCATCTTCACCTCTTTCGTTTAGCCATAATTTGATTAATTCTTTAGTATCATCAAGATAAACCAAAGGAAACATCTTCCCTCTTTTGCCAATAACCAAATTAGTTTTATTGCCATCTAAAAGGCCATATTTTTTTATTTGAGCAAGTTCATTTCTTCTAGCCCCGCTATCAAAAGAAATCATATGCAATACACATAATTGAGTTTCCCCCGTATCCAATAATTTCTGTTTAACTCTCATAATTTGTTCAAAAGACATAAACATATCTTCATCATTATTTCTTACTGTTTCTTTAGGGAGGCCATGCACTTTTTTAGCTATATTTGTTAAATAAGAATATT